GTATGTCGGTCGCACGGTGCCTGAATTGAGCGGCGTGCCCAAGTGCGACATGGTTAAGACTAGCTTCCACAATGTGGTGGAGGCTGAGTTTGGCGAGCCGGACACGTTTGTCAAGCCCGAGTGGCGGCCAAAAGTGTGGCCAGGGCGCGATTACCCGTACGGCATGATGACGCAGCATGTTGAGGAGCTGAACGCCTCGTTTGACGGCCTGCTAGACCGTCAAATAGAGTGCGACGTCGTGCATGCGGAGTTTGAGCGTGTGTTCGCCGGCACGCCAGCCGGCCGCACACTTTCGACGCGGGAGGCGCTTAACGGCGTGCCAGGTCGGATCAAAGGCATCAACCGGAAGACGTCTGTCGGGGGCTGGAACAGGTTTGGCAGGAAGAGTGCCATTCTATTGCCCAGCACGTGCGAGCACTACCCCAACGGTGTGACTTTGCCGCCCGCGTTTGAGGCGCGGGTGGCGGACATTGAGAACCAATGGGCCAGTGGGCAGTCGGTGTCGCCGACGTGTCGCATTATCCCGAAGATGAACGAAGTGCGCACCAAACCGGTTGCGCGCCAAATCAATGTCGTGGAGCTGGAGTGGATTGTCGCTGCTCGCAAGCTACTGGAACCGATTCATGAAGTGATGCGTGCTAATGATGAGTACGGATCAATGATTGGTCGGTCGCCGGTGGGCCCAGAGTGGGCTCGCGTCGACTCACGCATGCGCGCGGTCAACGGCCAGAAGGGCGTTGACGCGGATGGTGTGGTGTTTGACAAGAAGCACGGGCGCACTGTGCGCTCGGAGGTCCGGCGGAAGTACGCCTTCGTCGGAACCAAGCTCGGGTACACGCCGCGCGAACTGAAGATGCTCAATCAGTTGATTGAAGACATGTTCCACGCGTGGCAGTGTTTCATGGGCGAGGTGTTCCTTGCGCTGTTTGGTCTTATTAGTGGCGTCCCTGGCACGGGCGACATTCAAACCCTTATTGGGTGGACCATTGTGCGCATCTGTCTGGTCGTGATGTACGGCGCGATGGTGCTGCGAGACAACAAGTTCTACAGCATCCATGGTGGCGACGACCTGAAGATGGCAATTGCCGAGGCGCTCAAGTTTTCGGGCGAGCAGTTTGCAGAGACGATGTTGCTGCTCGGCTACAAGTACACGAGCGACACGGACAAGTCGAAGCCGCCTGAGGAGGTGCCGCACGAGGACACGACGTTCTACAAGCGGCGCTTTCTGCATGCGGATGGGCGCGTGCTAGCGCCCCTGGCCGAGAAGTCGGTGCGGAAGATGC